GTTGCTGAAGAGGTTACGGTGCTGACGACGAGTTTTGAGAGTTGTTCAGTTGAAGCAGCGAATATGGGTGCCGAAGTTTTAGACGCTACAGAAAGTGTTACAGTGGGTTTTCAGCAGGCTGGTGAAGAAGCTGAGAACCTGGGTGCTCAAATTTCGCTTTCGAGGGCGCAGATCCGAGAAGCCGCCAGAGACTTCACTCAGTTGGGAGTCGGCATATCTGCTATTGGTCGTTTAGGCGAAGAATTTGGGTTTTTGAATGCGCAGCAGGCCTCTTGGCTCAATACTATGGGCATGAGTTTGACCGCTATAGGTGGAGTTGTTAGGGCGATTCAGGTTTTAAGTTCAATCACCGGCGTAGCGACTGCTATCCAGAACGCGTTGAACATTAGCTATGGCACTTTCCTGGCTTTAACCGGCGTGGGCATTGCGGTGATTGTTGCTGCTGCGGCTGCTATGTGGTATTTTGCGTCTCAAATGAATGCTGCGACAGAATCCGTTAAAGGGTATAATGCTGTGGCATCTGAAATGCCTACCCACTCTCGTGGCATTCAGAGAGGCGGAGAAGAAGAGCTGTATCGTAGGGGCGTTGAATGGTGAGCGTGGCACTGCCTGTTTGCGCCCTTGTTTTTGGATCTGTTGCGCCTCCTCAAAGCGACGTTTTAGATTTGAGAGTTCATTTAGGCGCGACTAAGAGAGGTTTCCAGCTTCGACTGTTTGCTCCAGAACTTCAACAAGAAGTACAGTCCTGGAGGAACCTATCCGATTACTCCAGGTGATGATGGAAGCATAAGTGTTGGAAGAGGCGTAAACTGTCCTTTACTTGCAACAATCAAGGTTGAGGAGATTCGAGCTGTATCAATCGCGTCGCAGGAAAATTACATTCGGGTTATGGGTCGCTGCTGGGGAGAAAAAATCTTCAGAAAAGTCGTCACAAAAACTTATGAGAGCCAGAAAGGCGAAGCGATTGTCAAAGACATAATCNACAACTATGTTGGCCTTAGCCACGTCCGAAATTCAACTGAGCTGGTAGAAGACACGGACACGACATANAGTCTTCTGGAATATGAAAAAACGCCTGTTTTCGACATTCTGAAGTATATTGCCGCAACCGCTGACAAGAGCGGCGTCATCGGCTTTGATTTTCGAGTTGCTCCAGACGGCAAATTCGAGTTCTTTCCACGAAACAGCAAAACCTCGTCGGTAAGCCTTTCTGAACGCCTTGAGGTCGGCGAATATCGAAAAAGCATTTTCCGAAAAAGAGACAAAATCTTCATCGAGGGCGCCGCCGAGAAAAAGTATCCAACTGACGGTGACGCTTGGACCGAAACCCTAGACATCAACGGTGACCAGGTGAATGATTGGCAGAGCGGAACAGGCACCGGAACTGTCTCTCTCGCCACTGACCAGGTGGCTGTTGGCACCTACAGCATAAAGCACACCACAAACACGTCAGACTATTACGGACGCCTCCGCCTAATCGTTCCTTCAGGGTGGCAACCAAACTGCAAGGTGTATCCGACTTTGCAGTTTCAGATTAGAAGAGAATCAGCCTTCAGCGGAGAAGCCAACGTAATTCTTCAAGATAACACGGGAAAGTGGGCGATCAAAAGATTTCAGTTTCAGGCCGATCAGTGGTATCTGCAGAAATTCAATGTAGGCAAAAAATTTGAAGACGAGTGGGAAGACGTAGATGCCGGTTTCAACTGGGAAATAATCAACGAAATTATGATAGATGTCCACTTCAGCGGAACCGGAACAGGAAGCTTCTGGGTTGACAACCTTTTCTTCAACCACGCCAGATGGAGCGCCATATATGGAAGCGGAGAACGTGAATATTCTGAAACAGATGAGGAGCTGCACAGCGACAATGAATGTTTGCTGAGAGCCAAAGCCTTACATTATTACCTCAGTGGGACAACCGAATACATCAAGGCTTCAAGCACAGTCATCGACTACGGAACAGCACCTCTTTTGCCAGCAGACCGCATCTGGGTTACCTTGCCAAACGAAAACGTCAACGGATACTTCCGAATTGCTTCTCCGGTGGATTACCATCTTAGAGCGAGGGACCAGACATTAGAAATCGATTTAGAATTAGGCAAAGAACCCACGCTTCTTGCAGACTACTTGTATGCGCTGCGGAGCAGGAGCGATTCTTTGGCGCGTTACAAGCGGGGGTTACGATGATGAAGAAGCAGGTTTTGAAGCAGCTGAAGGCTCTGCGTTTAGGTGATCTTGTCGAGGTGTTTTGGCATGACGCCAGCAAGGGAGAAGCCAGAATCGACAAGCTTTCTGAAGAGGTTGTGCAGTTTGACATTCCCGTCCGCAGCGTGGGATATTTCCTCGGCTTAGCCGGTCGAAGAGTCAAGCATGTTATTCTGATTCGTGACAGTTTTGAATTCAACGAGACGGAAGGGGTTTACGACGTTGACTTCAACATCGTGCCCCTCGGAATGATCTACGACGTTAACGTGGCTCTTCCCAACGCCCTAGACGGCAGAGTTGTCTTGCGGCTGCGAAGAGCTTTCCTGAGGGCTCGGACAAGGAAACAGAAGGGCAGGCTGGTCATATACGCGAAGGAGGCCCATAATTGAGGAATCCAGTTCGCAAAGCCCTACGGAAAACCGTGTACATCCGCGGAAAAACTGTTGTCGAAGATCCTTCTGAACGGCTTGTTTATGGGATATCCTTCGCAATTGTCGCGTTATTATCATTAACCACCTTAGAAGCTGTGCACATTGTGTACATTCGTTCGTTTAGTAGCGAGATTTTCGCTGCCATCAGCATGGTCGTAGGTACAATTCTGGGAGCGTTCTTCGGGCAGAAAGGTTAGGCGGATGTGAGCATATTTGGATACAAATATTCATGGAATATTGAAACCTAAGGGGGGTCCGTGGATCCTTGCTCGCAGGGTTCATAGAATTACTGAAAGATTTGACGGTGACACGCAGAGGGTTCGCGGTCAGTTGATTCTGGATCTGGGAGCCCTCCAGGAATTGTGTAGTGATAATGCTGTCAACACGCATCCCAAGAAATGGAAGGAAAAGCAGAGTTGGGCTCGTTTGGCGGCGTACATAAGCCAGGTGATTAACAGCGTCGCCCATGAATACGACGTCAACAAAATTAAAGAAATTTTGGTGACCCTCGAGGAGAAGGTCTATAGACTTGAGCAGCTTCAAAGGCGAGATAAAAAATCTGGAAAAAAGGGTCGGAAGACTCCAAAAAGTAGCTGAGCCACGGAAGATACCGCGGGACCCGGTGCAGTTTTTCGCGAAGATTCTGCATATAAGTCCGTATCCCTATCAAGCACAATTTCTGCGGGATAAGCGTCCTCTAAGGGTTGTGAGGTGGTGTCGGCGAGCGGGAAAAACCACGGCGATGTCAGGAGACGACATACGTTTCGCTGCAACGCACCCCAACAGCGTGATCCTAGTTATAATGCCAAAACACCAGCAGGTCAAAGAGATTTATTTTCAAGGTGAGGGCGGCCTCCACGACCATTTGGCACGGATGGACCGTGAAGTCTTCGAATACCTCATTAAAGAGCAGTTGCAAACTATCATCCGTTTCAGAAATGGATCTAGGATCCTAGCGGAAGTTCCGGAGCCCTTCACCATACGAGGTCACGGTCCCCGAAAAATCAGCATCGACGAAATGAACTTCATCCGAAAAGACCAAGACCTTTGGTTAAGCGCGCTATTACCCATGACGCTGACGCGCACCATCTATATCAACGTGGCATCCACACCATGGAACAAAGACAGCATCTACTGGAAAATGTGCTTCGACAAGGCCTTCAAATTTTTCTCCGGCAACATCCATGAACATGACCCGCCGCGATATCTCCGAACATGGAGCCAAGTCCTACATCCCAAAGGACCCCTAAATCATAAGCAAGTTGAAATCATGCGCGAACAGTACGCAGGCCAACCCTGGCGCTGGAAACGCGAGATGGAATGTGCTTTTGTCGACGACGAGACGGCGTTCTTGCCTTCCAGCTTAATCATCAAATGCCAGAACGAAGACTTGGATTTCGTTAAGTTTGAGGACAGCATTCGCGGCAGATTCTACGTTGGTTGGGATCTAGGGCGTGAAAGGGACCCCGGTGCCATCGCAGTCGTTGATCTGGTTGATGACGTCTCCCGTCTTGTTCATTGCTTATCTTTCAAGCTTGGAACGCCCTACGTCAGTCAAATGGCGTACATAAAATCTCTATGCGACCGGTGGCGGCACGTCAACGTCGTCTACTACGACCACACCGGCACCAAAGGAATAGACGAAGAGATCGAAAGAGCTGGCTTCCCAGGGTTAGAAGGGATAGACTTCAGTAAAGCCAAGAAACATGGGATGGCAATGACTTTGAAGCAGCTTATGATGTCTCCTCGTAAGGCTGAGAAAGGTTTGTTGCCGGAGGATGCGCGAAGGAGGTTCGAGCTTCCCTACGACCGAGACGTGCAGGCTGAGCTGAACGTGGAACAGTGGGAGCAAAGCAAGGGCAGCGAGGTTTACACTTTCAGTCATCCGGAGGGCTCTCATGACGACAAGTTTTGGGCGATAGCATTAGCTGTGACGGCTGCTGTGAAAGGGGCTGAAGAGTCTCGGTTGGTGAGAGCATATTGAGGCGTCGAGAGTTCTTTCACATCAGAAAGTTTGCCAGGCGCTATGACCGAAGCACAGGCAAGTTTGTCATATCCATAGCCTACCAAACAGCTACTGAAGTGACGCCTCGCACGATCGCTGTAGCAGAGGCTTTCGGGTTAGGCATAGACGAGAAGCAGAAGTTTGTGGTTTACGATGATGTGGAGCTGAAGATAGGTTCCAGAGATGTTGTTTACATTACGGGAGATAGTGGCAGCGGCAAGAGCGTGTTGCTCAAGGCGATTAGGAAGGATCTAGGGCGTGAAGCCGTTGACATGTCACATATCCGGGTGGACAGAAACAAGCCTTTGATTGAGACTGTTGGGGAAACTGTTGGGCAGGGTCTTGAGTTGCTTAGCAGGGTGGGGCTTAATGATGCTTTTCTTTTTCTGCGAAAATATGGTGAATTGAGTGACGGTCAGAGGTACCGCTACAGGGTTGCGAAGCTTGTTGAGAGCGGTAAACAGTGGTGGATCATGGATGAGTTCTGTTCTACGCTGGACAGGGACACGGCTAAGATTGTGGCTTTTAATGTGCAGAAGTTGGCTCGAAAGCTCGGTAAGG